TTCTCTCTCCGCAATCGGTACTCAGATAGTTTAGCCCCCATATTAGGTACTCAATATATACATGAGTACCAAATGGCATAGATGTAAATAATGGGAATATAATTTGAATTGAAAAGCGGCCATCCGTATAATATTACCGGATGGCCGCGCCCCCCTCTTTATGGTGGTCCCCCCCACGTGGATGGCCGCGCCCCCCTCTTTATGGTGGTCCCCCCCACGTGGATGGCCGCGCCCCCCGCTTTATGGTGGCCCCCCCCACGTGGAGATGTCCCCCACTCAGAACGCTCGCTCAAAGCTTGTATATGTGTGGTCCCCCTTTAAGTACTTGGGCAACAAGTCGTCGCCTGTACAATGTGGGACCCTTTACTAAACGAGTTTCCTGAGTCTGTCCACGGTTTCCGGAGATCTTGCACATGGTGATTTCAGGATGAGAAGAGGTGCCTATACCCCCCGTTCTACTCCATTCCCTCGTGACCGGAGATCGTATAATGCCGGTAAGGGTAGATCATTTCGTTCGTACCGTCGTCGTGGACCTGTTCGTCCATTAGCTCGTCGGAATCTGTTTGGTGATGACCATGCACGTGCATTCACGTATAAGACCTTATCGGAGGATCAATTTGGACCGGACTTTACCATACATAATAATAATTATAAGTCATCGTATATATCTATGCCTGTTAAAACACGTGCCCTTAGCGATAACAGGGTAGGTGATTATATCAAACTTGTAAATATATCATTTACAGGTACAGTGTGTATAAAAAACAGCCAGATGGAGTCTGACGGAAGCCCAATGTTGGGCCTGCATGGGCTGTTTACTTGTGTATTGGTCCGGGATAAGACCCCCCGTATATATTCTGCCACTGAGCCTTTGATACCTTTCCCACAGTTGTTTGGGTCCATAAACGCGAGCTATGCGGATTTGTCTATACAAGACCCATATAAGGATCGGTTCACAGTTATCCGTCAGGTGTCATACCCAGTTAATACGGAGAAGGGTGATCATATGTGTCGTTTCAAAGGCACTCGTCGTTTTGGTGGTAGATACCCTATCTGGACTAGTTTTAAAGATGATGGTGGCAGTGGAGATTCATCGGGATTATATAGTAATACGTATAAAAATGCCATACTTGTATATTATGTATGGCTCAGCGACGTATCGTCACAATTGGAAATGTATTGTAAATATGTAACTCGATATATTGGTTAATAAAAATGTTATACATTTTTTGATACATGGCTCTGCATACTCGTATTTAAACATATATTTACTGTCTTGCTGATGATGTCGTTTAAGTCCTCTCGTGTGAATTGGTCCGATCCTACTTGTGATACTGACTTTCCTGGGTCCAATGCGTCTGGGTTGAGCCGGTTTAGTTGGTTGTAAGGCCTTTCAATGGATGCCCAGCCTCGCTCTTTAACGGCCCATGGCTCGTGAAGCCCAAGCTCGCTTCTAACGGCCCAGGATTCATTTGGGCCTATTGAACATGGAGCATATCTCATGGATCTGGATCCTATTAGACTTGGGCCTTGGACCAGTTTCCTCTGCTGGGCTTTCCGACCCACTGACCAGAAATCAATGTCCCTCTCAGTGAAGGCCTTGCTCAGTATCTCGATTTTGGGAGATCGGAACTGTATGTCATTAGGACTGCGTTTGCAGTTGACCAGCTTGAGTTTTCCTTGTATACGGCAGAAGTGGACCCCGTTGATGACGTTTGTGTCTACGACCCTGTACATAACCCTCCATGGGTTTATGTCCTTCATGGTAGAGAACGATGAAGAATAGTAGTGAAGGTTGCAGTTGCATTGGACGGGAATAGTAAATTCAGCCTGTTTTGAGTCTCCGTCATGCAGTCTTTGGTCGTGAATTTCAATGATGACATGTCCAGTGGCGTTAATGGGTACCTGGTTTCTATATTCTAGGACGATGTGGTCTATTTTGCAGCAGTGACCCTTGAGGAGCGATATTTTGTTATCCAGAAGAGATGGAAAGCTCAACTTGACGTCTGTTGAGTCATTGGTTAACTCATATTCAACTCTTTCGGAACGAAGATACGCTGCATTGCTACTATTATTCTCCATTGGCCCCGCAAATGCTTAAAAATTAAGCCCAGTGCAGAAGAAATAATTTAATGTGCATAAAGCAAAGCCCAAAGCGTAATAAATAGCTAAAGGCATATATATTATATTATTGATGAAAGGGTATAAGAGCATCCACGTGGCAGTGGATTAAATACATGAAAGCTATACAATATATTTAAAAATAGTTGCTGACGACGTCATCCTTCAACGAATGGAACCGGAAACCCTAATCCATCTCTGAGGACTCTGGTTAAGCCCTCTAGTAGTATGTCACATGTTTCCGGTGTCATGTGGTAGTAATTTTTGAGTTTGTAACCCCAATCTTCTATTTTGAAGGCCATATGTATGGCTCTATCTATTTCTGGTAACAGATCCATATCTTGTTCTTCGAATTGGAGGTAATAGGAATTTGAACCAGTCGCGATGTAAGATTGATGTCTGCTGATCGAATTCTTCATAATGCGACTGGATAGTCACGCACATTTCTTGCTTTGTTGCAAGAAGGAATAGTTAGTTTGGGAAGACATAGGAAGAATGAGAATGATGTTGGGTTTAAGTGGGAT